ATGGCCGTTCTGTTGCTTTAACTCAAGCGTAACTGGGAAGATCAGAATTACTGGTCTCGAAGAACGCAGGCATACGACCACGTTGAGTCTCCAGCAAACCTTCTGCTTTACCTGAATACATCAGGCTGTCGCTTTGATCCAACCAGAACTGCTTGTCTAGGTATTTGTCTTCCGACTTATCCAGTGGTTGCATCACCCAAGCAATGGTTGCCTTTCTGAGGCGATCCAAACTAGGAGAGACAGTGAGACCAAGCTCACGACATACCAAGCTATTTGCTGCGACGTGGACTTGTTCATCACGGCTAATGTCAGCGCTTACGGTTCGTAGACCAGGATCACCGTTAAAACGAAACAGCGGGAGGAGTACAAAGAAAATTGCACGCTCGGCAACCATCGCTTTGAGAACCGGGTGATCAGGATGTTCAACCCACGCCTGCCGTAGTCGGAAGGATTCTTTCTCGGCTTCCTCGCTAACGCCAAGTGCATTGGTGATGTATCCCAACGCAAGATCGTGGCGTTCTTCATCTTGGATATTACTTTCAAGAAGCGCACGGGAGGCTTCAGGAATCTCTTTAGAGCAAGCTTCACGGATAAACTCTCCAACAGGAAGTTCCATGTTTCGAAGGGCAAGAGCCCGGAAGATTGTTTCCTCCGAGCCCTCCTTCAGTTTGCCAGCAGTCGATTGAATGGGAGTCCAAGTACGCTTACGAGCAAGCAGTTTCTGATACGGGTTCATCACTCAGCGCAATCACAGGTTGGTTCAGAATCCCCTTGCAGCAAATTGGCAAGATAATCCTCAACATCTACTTCGCTAATAGCGGCGTAGGCGCTTGATTTATCTTGTATGTCAGACATTACTTGAAGAGAGTAATACAAACTCTTCAAGGGGGAGTTCAACCATCGTGCCATAAATTGACGGTCCATTGTTGTCATATCGGACCACCAATTCATAGAAATTGCATGAGCCATTCCTGTGCTATCCATGAGTCGTTGCCACTCAGAATTCAGCTCAAAGAATGTGTCCCAACCAACCTCTTGAGCAGTCTCACACTTGGGATTGAACTGGTAGCTCTGTACCCCAAGGGTGGCACTATCACGATCTACCTCACGGCTAATCGGAGGGGAAATCTCAGGGGTTGTAGTGAACCCTTCACGGTCCACATAGCGGTACGCACAAGACGCTGTAGGAGCCACAGTAAAAGCTCTGGACATCTTGTAGTCAGCAGCTACCTTAGAGGCCTCCATGAAGCCCGTGTAGAGGGCTTGAGCAATCTCTCCTGCTTTGTTATCAGCAGTACCTAGACCCAGGTTCTTGCGACGAAGTGCGGCAACAAACTCGGAATACTTGACGCCTTCAATAGCAAGAAGATTGGCAAGTCCAAGAACACCAAGACCTACTTGGTTATCCTTCCGGCTGTAGATACCAGATTCATCAACCCCTGTACGGGTGTAGAGATCACAAAGAAATTCCATGCCTTCTTTAAAGGCTTTAGGAATATCTTTAATTTCTGTAATACCCAAGTTGATGTGACTAAGGAGGCAGGTATCACGAGATTTGAGCAGGATCTCCTGACAGACATTGGAATAAATACGTTCGCCATTGGCGTCGTATTGCTTCTTAACAATCCAAACATCACCCTTTCGGGCAGCGTTCATGATTGCGTTTAGTTTGTCTGGTTGATCGATGATGTCAGGATCAACGTTGACACAGCGCTTGATCCAAGGAATACGAGCCCGATCGTAATTAACAAACTCCAGAATGTCAGGATGATCTGCGTCAAGATGAGCAACGATCGCACCATTACGGTACGTTCCACCACGACGAAGGATCTCGTTGAACTTGGAGTAAATCTCCATGAACCCACAAGGGCCTGAAGCAACCATTCCGTGGCTGTTCTCGGTACCTTTTGCACGAAGCTTTGACAGGTGGATAGCAACGCCTGCGCCATAACGAAGAGCCTTACTAGCAAACTGCCAAGAACCTTCAAGACCATCAGGGTCTTCATCCATCGTGTCTTCTACAACGAAGACAGTACAGGAGACAGGATACCTACGAGTCGGATTGTTGATCCAGCTCTCCACCCGGCCCGTCATTGCGATCGCTGGGTTCAGTGCTTCCTTCGTTTTCATCGAGATCAAGAGTGCGTTGAAGTGAGGTAGTTACAAAGTCGTTCCACTGATCGTCGTCAAGTTCGTTCAGTGGGGAAAGCTCGGGATGTTCATCGGGGTCCCAGAAAAACTCAAGAGTCCCGTTACCCTCTTCGTCTTCCTTGTATTCAGCTTCGACATACTGCCAAGCTTCACGAGGAATCTTATTAATCAGATCTTCGTAAGGTTTCATAGGTCTGAGAGATCGGCGGGTTTGTAGTTAGGTCCCTTTTGAACCTTGCCGTTGAGTTTGGTGAAAGGAAACTTAGACCAGTTGGAAGTATAAACTCGTCCAAAAGCATCATCAGGGTCCACGCCAAGAAGATGTAGAAAGCCGTATGTGACCCAAAGGAGATCGCAGGCTTCTTTGAGAACCTGTTCTCTGCCCTCATTGCGGTAGGCATAGAGCAGTTCATAGAACTCTTCTTCGACATAACTGAGTTGCTGTTCCCGTTGTTCAATATCAAGATTGGTTAGTTGGTCCGCTTTGAGCATCCAACTCTTGACCAGCTCTGCGTTCGAACTCATCGTCTTCAAGAATGTCGTTGTAAGTAAGCTTTTTGCGATTAGCCCATTTAGCATCCCACTCTTCTGATCGTTTGATCAGTCGATCAAGATACCAACGAGCTTTCTTGAGATCTTCGGTACCGTTCTTGTGTTGGTACCTAGTCACATATTTGATAATGTTGCCTTCAACAAAATCGAAACAGTGGCTATCGATGTAATCAATACATTCGATTACTCCTTCGTCGAAGGCGTAGTGAGTGGGTCGGATTGCGTCGTTGGTGGTGTCCATAGTTGGATCTCATTAAAGGTGTACTCAGTGTCACGAAGGATGCGAGCAAGGCGAGCTTGGGTTAGAGCGTAGTCAGCTCCGTACCCTTTCTTCTTGTATTGAGCTACTACAGTTCTCCATGCGGAGGTTTCTGTGAACTCTTCGGAGGGGATGAGCTTTTCTGCTGTCTTTGGGCCAACCCCAGGGCAACCAGGATAGCCGTCAGTGGAATCACCGGTAAGAATCTGACGATAGAAAAAGACATCAGCTTCAAGTTGAGAGATGTTAAAGATGTTTCCATCGTTGTCGAGATGAAGACCAGAAATCTGTTTAAGATCCTTGTCTCCAGACCACAACACGGTTTGATCGTTGTGACGTGTAGCCAAGATGCCAAGCACGTCATCACCTTCTAGTCGGTGCCAACACTCTGAAGGAAACTGTTGTTCAGCCCAACGTCGTACTGCTTGATACCCCACTGGTTTCCGACGATGGTTACCAGCACGGTTTCCCTTGTACGACGCTTCAACATCCTTTCGGAAGTTCTGATCAGCAGTCCAACAAAGCGTGAATCGATCTGATTGTGCCTGGTTGCATTTGATGTTGAGAAGTTCATTGAACATCAACTGAGCTTCTTTGACAGGCAGATGAGTTGTAATGATGTCGGGGCACCATTCAATCTCAACTTCGCAAGTGGCCACTGTTTGATACAGCAGCATATCTGCGTCAAGCAGTAGCCAGGTCATCAGCACCTCCTGGATGGGTCCTCAAGTTAACTGGCTTCATTAGGTAGTCCAAAGCCTTTAGGACACCTTCTGGGGTGTCACCTAGCTTTCCGATGGCTGTATTGCAGTTTTGGCAAATCCATCCACGAAACTCGTGTGTAATTGGATCGTGATCAAAGCACATCAAGTCTGCGTTTCGCTTGTAAACCATAGGTTTGTTACAGATTTGGCAGGGGGTACTTTCAGGTGGTCTGTTGTTTTTAATGACAACAGAGCTTTTAACGCCCCAAAGTTTTTGAGCAGCAATTCGCTTGCTTATACCAGCGTTCTTAGTGCACTCCATACACTGAGACATAAGACGATCCTTTCCTACTCGCCTTGTGTTGTCTTTATAAAACTCTGTATGAGTTAAGGTCCTATTGCATTTAGTGCAGGTTTTAGTGGCACTCTGCCCAGTTGTTTCCGATCTTGTACTCAGCACCGATTTCGATACGGAGTCCAAGTGCGTCTCCCGCCAAAGCTGCAGACCGGACTGCAATGAGCCCAAGCTCTTCTGCGCGTTTTGCTGCGACTGAGAATTGAATTTCATCCTGGCAATGGACGAGAAAGGCAAAGTCTTCGCCGTAGGTAAACCCTGCCTCAACCAACTGGTCGTAGCAGATGTTGTACCAGAGCTTGCTAATGATGGCACCAGCGCTCTGTAAAAGGAAGTTCAAAGCGCTATGTGAGGACCGGATCTTTATCTGTCTACCGTCTAAAGCCTTTATAAATCCTTCATCTTCTGCCTTTGCTACAACCCGCTTCGTAAGTGCAGCAAGTGCAGGCATATTGCGGAAGTATTTCTTCTTAAGCTTTTCCCCGTCTTGTCCGGTGATCAGGCCAAGCTTCTCTGCTCCAGCTCCGTACATCAAGGCGTAGAAAAAGGTCTTGGCTTGATCTCGTGTGGCTAGTCCAGCAGCCTTCTGATTGGCCGTATGAATATCACCGTTCAATACCTCGTTCGCAAACTGGCCGTCATCAAAGGGCCATAGGTAATGCGCTAAGCATCGAGCTTCAATACCACTGAGGTCCACGCCAACCTGTTTGGTGCTTCCCCTTCCCTCAAGGGTGCCAGGTCCAAACAGAGCTCGGCACTCCGGTCCCAGGACTGACCTGACAGCAGGAACCTGGGCCATATTGGGGTTGACGTGGCTACAGCGGGCCGTGGCACAGCCAACAGTAATCACACTGCCGTGAATCCTGTTGTCACGTTCCACGAGTTTCAACCAAGCATTGTTACCAGTGCTCAGTTGACCCAACCGTTTTTGGAGTGTGAGGTGTGAAACAAAATCCTCAGCTCCAGGAATCTTCGACAGAACCGTTTCATCCACCTTGGGTTTCCCCGTTTCGGTGAAGTCTGTTGGCTCCCACTCCAACCGGTTCTGTAACACCCAAGCAATGTGATCCCGAGAGTTCGGGTTGAGGTCCACAAGGCGGCACATCTCTGCACCGGCTATGTACCCTCGTGTCGCATTGTCTCTCTTGGGGGTGAAGAGCCCTCCGTCAACGAACGGGAACCGTTGTCTCAATCGTTCGCTGAGAGTATTCAGTTGTTGATTGATATCTGCCTCTAGCTCCAAAGCCCCTTGAACATTGAAGCCAAAGCCAGAGTCCTCCTGCAGGCGGATGAGCTGCGCAAAACGCATCTCAAGGTCAACGGCACAAGGGATGCTGTCGGCCTTAGGTTGCAACCTGTGCCAAAGCTTAACATTTAGTTCAACATCACAGACGCATCGCTCAGCCAGTTCTTCCGTCAGCTCGCTGAAATCACTGAGATCTGCGTGACGCTTGTTGTGCCCTAGACGGAACCCGTAAGCCTCAAGAGAGTGCCGACCATACAACTGAATCGGCATACCCTCCCACTTTCGCTTGAGATCAGTGTCAAAGATATTGGGATACAACATCCGACACAGAATCAACGTATCGATCTGCTTTCCCTTTGGCTTGAACTTTGGGTAGACCCTTTGAATGGCTGGTATGTCGTACTGAATGATGTTGTGACCAATCAGTACATCAGCGTTTTCAAGGATCTCAAGCCACTCCTTTGAATCCTTCAACAACACCACACCATCGTCTGTACTCAAAGCACAGCAATGGATCTTGGTTACATCACGACTCTTCAGAGCGTTTGTTTCCACGTCGAACACTACCGTCGATAAAGACTTTGAGTCTCCGGCTGTAGCAGAAATCAAGGAAGTCTTCGAGCTTTTCGTAGCTGAGCTGGTAGAAACCGTCATTGGATTTGAAGAAGGATTGA